GCCCGATCAGACCGGGGCCTAGAGCCCGCTGGTGATGGCTAAGAAGGCGCTGCAACTGGCGCTGGCGATGGGCGACTACGCCTCCGGGTTCTTCGCGGGTGGTGGCGTGCCGCCGCTGGCGCTTGTCGGGCCGCTCCCGGCCGGGCCGGACGCCATCAAGCGTGCTCAGGCCGATATCAAGCGCGCGATCGATGCCGCGAAGAAGGGCAACGAGGCAGCGTTTCCGATCCCGCCGGGCTACGACCTGAAGCCGGTCGGTTTCGACCCGGCCAAGGGGCAGATGACCGAGGCGCGGCTTTTCCAGATCCAGGAGATCGCCCGCATCTACGGCTTGCCGCCGGTGTTCCTGCAGGATTTGTCGCGCGGCACGTTCGCCAATGTCGAGCAGCAGGATTTGTACCTCGTCAAGCACCTGATCGCCCAATGGGCCAAGGCGTTCGAGGACGAACTGAACCTCAAACTGTTCGGCCGGCGCTCCAAGACCTTTGTCGAGCACGAACTGGACGGCCTGATGCGCGGCGACTTCAAGACCCGCATGGAAGGTCTGGCGCAGGGCATTCAGAACGCGCTGCTGACCCCGAACGAAGGTCGTGGCCTGCTCAACCGTGGGCCGCTGCCGAAGGGTGATGAACTGCTCGTGCAGGGCGCCACCGTGCCGCTCGGCACCCAACCTGCCCAGCCGGGCAATCCTGACAACGGAGGGGCGAATGACCCTGGAAACGCGGACGCTAACCCGCCCGCTTGAGTTCCGTGCCGGGGATTCCGGCAAGAAGGTCGGCGGCTATGCTGCCGTCTTCAACAGCGAGACCGACATCGGCGGGTACTTTCGCGAGATCATCGCGCCAGGCGCCTTCGCGGATGCGCTCAAGGGCGACGTTCGCGCACTGATCGACCACGACAGCGGGCGGGTGATTGGCCGGTCCACGGCTGGCACGCTGCGGATGGCCGAGGACAAGACGGGCCTTTCCGTCGAGATCGACCTACCGGACACGACAGACGGCCGGGATATTGCCACGCTGATCGAGCGCGGCGACATTTCCGGCATGTCGTTCGGCTTCATCGTCACCAAGCAGACGTGGGACGAAACCGGCGACGTGCCGAAGCGGACGATTGAAGCGGGTGAGCTTCACGAGGTCAGCATCGTTGCCTTCCCGGCCTATGACGACACCACTATTGCCATGCGCAGCCTCGATGCCATCCGCAACGAGAACAAGCGCAAGAATTTCAATGCGGCGGCCACCCGGCTCCGCATGAAAGCCCACCTCGACCTCCGCGGTCGAGAGTAAAGCCTAGGCATCCCGCCAAAGCCCAACCCGAAAACGCCGCACCCGCGGCCAATTCCCTTTGGAGAATCCAATGCCCACCCTGACCGAACTTCAGGAGAAGCGCGGGACGCTGATTGCTCAGGCCCGCGAACGTCTCAACCAGATCGACGCCAACACCGACGAGGCCCGCGCCACCGAGCTGCAGACGCAGCACGATGCTGCCATGGCAGAACTCGACAAGCTCGACGCCCGCATCGCCACCGAGGAAAAGCTCGCCAAGCGCGAAAAGGCCCTCGAGGAAGAGCGCGCTTCCCGCCGTCCGAAGCCGGATGACACCCAGCATCGCGGGGCCGGCGACGACGATGACGACGCGCCCGAATATCGCGAGGTATTCCGCAAGATCGTATCCGGCGTTTCGCCCGGCGAACTGACCGCCGAGGAGCGCGCGGTGCTGAAGGCCGGGGTGGTGAAGGACGCGGAAAAGCGTATCCAGTCGACCTCGAATGCGGCCGGCGGCTACACCGTCCCCGTCACCCTCGCCAACTTCATCATCAAGTCGATGGCCGCCTGGGGGCCGATGTATGACGATGCGATCTGCACCGTCATCAACACCTCTTCGGGCGAGCAGATCAACATCCCGACGATCGACGACACCGCGACTGCCGTGGCCAAGCACACGGAAGGCACTGCGCTGACCGATGATGGCGGCGTCGACGTGGTGGTGGGTCAGAAGGTGCTGAACGCCTACATGTTCGACACCGAGTTCGTCCGTTGGTCGATCGAACTGTCGCAGGACTCGATCTTCAACTGGGAACAGCTGCTCGGCGAGCTGCTCGGCGAACGTCTCGGCCGCCGCGCTAACGTCGAACTGACCACCGGCGACGGCTCGGGCGATCCCAACGGCATCGTGCCGGCTTCGACGCTGGGCAAGACCGCCGCCGCAGTGGCTGCGATCACCGGCGATGAACTGATCGACCTCGAGCATTCGGTCGATCCTGCCTATCGCCAGTCGCCCAAGGCACGTTTCATGTTCAACGACACCACGCTCAAGACCATCCGCAAGCTGAAGGATGGCCAGGGCCAGTACCTGTGGAACGGTGGCGACCTCAGCAAGGGTGTGTCCCCGTCGCTGCTCGGCCGCCCGTACAGCGTCAACCAGGCGATGGCTTCCCCGGCTACCGGCAACAAGACCGTCGTCTTCGGCGACTTCGGCAAATACTACGTCCGCAAGGTCGGCTCGCCGATCATCGGCGTGATGCGCGAGCGCTTCTGGCCGGACCTCGGCATTGCCGGCCTGATCCGTTTCGACGGCGAGCTCGGCGACACCGCAGCGGTCAAGCACCTCATCCAGGCCTAAGTCGAAGCCTGAGGGGCGGGCTTCGGTCCGCCCCAACCACTCCCCCATCAATCCGAAGCGCAGCAGCGCTAGAGGCCGAACGGTCCTCGCAGCAAAGGATTTTCCATCATGGCTGATGCCAGCTACGGCCCTAAGGTCTACCGCAAGCAGGGCGGCGACGAGCTTGTCGTCGCGTCCGGCGGCCAGCTTACCTTCGAGGGCCAGACCGCCGTCACTCAGGCGACCTCGATCACCACCGGCGTGACCTGCAGCGCGCTGTCCGGCGTGATCACCACCGTGTCGCAGACCGTCGCCGCTGGCGCCGAAGCCGAGTTCACGGTCACCAACACGCTTGTTGCCGCGACTGACGTTGTGGTCGCGTGCATCAAGACCCATACCTCGGCCGGTACGTTCATGGTGATGGTATCGGCCGTCGCGGCGGGTAGCTTCAAGCTGCGCCTGACCAATCTCGATGCATCGGCCGCCGGCAACAACGTGCTGGTGATCAACTTCCTCGTTCTGAAGTGCGCGGTCTAGCCATGGCTGACATCCACCCGAACTGGCTCATCCGCGAGCATGTCGTGGATGACGACCACGCCGATCTCGTCGAGAAGGCCAAGGCGGGCAAGCGCTCGCCGAAGCCTGCTACCGAGAAGGCTGTCAAGCCCGAGGCTGAGACGCGCTGATGTGGTATCCGTCCGCCGTCACGGTCGCTGCAACTGAACTGGTGACGATCGCCGAGGCTCGCCAGCAGGCGCGCTCGGACGCCGACACCGATCTCGACGCGGAACTGACGCGGTTGATCACGGTCGCGCGGAACCATGTCGAGAAATACTGCGGCATCCGCATCGGCTCGCAGACCATCGTCGCCAAGTGCGACAGCTTCGATGACCTGGCGCGTCTCCCCGATGCGCCGGTCACCTCCATCACCTCCATCACCTACGTCGACACGGACGGGGTGACGCAGACGCTTTCGACCGACGTCTATGAGCTTCGCGCCGACGACCTCGATGCGGCCGTCGTGCTCAAGTTCAACCAGTCGTGGCCCGCGATCCAGCCGGGCTCGCGCATCACCCTCACGGCCGTGGTGGGCTACGTCGCCGCGCCGCCGGCAGTGCACCACGCGATGCTGGTGCGCATCGCCGACCACTTCACCGACCACGAAACCGTGGCATCGGGTGATTTCTCCACCTTCGACGCGCTGCTGGTCAACCACCGGCGCGGCCCCTGACCACTGAGAGGCGACCATGGCTGCCACGCAGATCCTCGCGACCAACACCACTGCCGCGGACTCGTCCGACATCACCCTCACGACTGACACCATCGTCGGGCTCAAGGGGGGGGCGGCCATCGGCTCGGAGGTGATCGTCAAGCTCAAGGATGACGGTGGCGCGTACAACGTCATCGGCAAGCTGACCAGCGAAGAACCGGCAAAGACGATCGGAGCTGGCATCTACCGGTTCACGCGCGTGGCTGGCGCGTCCTGCGGCGTCTATCAGGGCGCCTGAGGATGAAGCTCAGGCCCACCCTTCGGCCGCCGCTGCGCGCTCCCAGGCGTGGACCCAACGCCCCACGTGAGGGCGTGGGTGGGTTCTGGCCGGTG